GGCTTCTTCGGCGCCATACTTCTTGCCGTTGCCGCTCAAGAATTCCCCGGCGGCGAACTTGGCCCGCTTCCAATCGCGTTCAAACACGGCGGACAGCACGTCGGCCGCGGCAATTGCACGGTACACCATGTCGCCCAACAAGTCCTTAAGCCATTTGATTGCCTGGCCGGCGGCCTTAAATCCGGGTTCCCATTTGCCCCAATCAATGAAGCTATCGCCCCCGCGCTTCCATGTCTGATAGTCTTGCCACAGGGCGGCGATTGCGGCGGCCAGTGCCAGCACGGCGACCACAGTCAGGTTAATGGGAATCGTAGCCGCGGCGATGCCCGCCAGGCCGACGGCAATGATGGTAAGGAACGTTTGCACGAATTCCTTATTTTCCCGAATCCAGGCGCCGAAGTCCGCGAAAATGGCAAACATTTTTTCCAGCGCCGGAGTAGCGGCCGACAGCAATTCGCGGCCGAACGCTTCAAAGCTTTGCCGGCTGGAAACCATGGCGTTACGCAAGCGGCTGGCCTCTTCGGCTTGCTGCTTGGTTACGGCCCCGTACTCCTTTTGCCGGGCAATCATCAATTCAACTTCCGACCGCCCCTTAAGCAAAAGTTGCATGGTGCCTTGGTCAATACCCATCATGCGGCCCATGTTGTTGGCCGTGGTCCGGTCCATCTTACTAAAGCGGTCGGACAGGTCTAGCAACAGGTCATTGACGGGGCGGGCTTTGCCTTGCGTATCGGCCAGGCTCATGCCCAGCGCGGAGAAATACGGGATAAGGGAGGATTGCCCGGTAAGCTGCAATTCAGTTTGCGACTTACTGAGCATGTCCATAGTGCCTTGCAAGCCTTCCCCGGTCCCGCCGGCCAGTTCGGCGGCATTGGACCATGCGGAAATGCTATTGACACTTTGGTCGAGGTTTTGCGCGAAGCGGTCAAGGGCCGCGTTTGCTTCTATCTGGTTTTCAATGAACCGCTTTACGGCCGTTGTCCCGCCGATGATGGCAAGGAATTTGGCGGCGCTTTTGGCTACATTTTCAAAGCCTTCCGCGCCGTCCTTTCCCGACTTCTTGAGTTTGCCGCCGGTCTTTTCGGCTTCGCTTCCGGTATCCTTGAGGCCCTTGTCGACCTTGCCCTTCTTGGCTTCAAACTCCGAAGAGTCAAGGCCAAGTTTTACCAGTAAGCTGTCGATAATTGTAGCCATGTGGATTATTCCCGGTTCGCCAAGGCGTTATTGTAGTCGTCTATCGTTACTACCTCTAGCATATCGTAGACGTCTTGGACCCCATAGACCGTATCCAATTCATGCAACGTTGCCATGCGTTTGGACAGTAGCGTCGCTATGGGGGCCGAAATGTTCACGTATTCCGCGAACCCTTTTTGCTGGCCGCCGCCGGCCGGGAGCCTTCGGAGATTGAGTGGACGACGGCCTTCAAAAAACCCGTATGCAACTTCCACACTTCGGCCCGTAGCTTGATGCGGGTCGTAATCTCTTCTATGTCATCTTCAATGAGATTGCGGATAACGTGCGGCTTCGTGGGGTCCGGCATGATTTGAACGCACGACCACATTTCGGCTAGGAGCGGTTCCGCAACCTCCCATTTCAGGCCGACAAGGGCCTTAATGCCCATTTCAGCCATTGCGGCCATGCCCATGCGGTCAAAGCCTGGCGGGACTTCCACACCGCCAGCCATGAGGGCCAGAAGCGCCCGCATTGCCCAGGATTCCGCCCGGCTGGCGGGCATTTCCGTAAGTACAAAAACCTTGCCTTGGTCCCGACCTTCGTCGGTAACGGTGTAATTCGCTGTATTGCGTGCCATGGTGATACCTCTCCGTATCGTGAACCTCTCCTTGGTGATAGGTGCCCCGGGCGTGCGTCGGGAGAGGGCAACGCGGCTTTGTGGGCCTGCCCGGGGCTAACTGGTTACAGCAAGGAGCGGTTGACCGACTCCCAGGTAATGACGTAATCAACCGGCTGCAGGACTTTTTGCGCGTCCGGAATTTGCTTGGCGTTCGTCAGAATGCCCCGGGTAAGCGCGAAAGATTCGCCGGTCGAAGGTAGCGAAATGGAACCCGAAATATAGAACACTTCGCGGGCCGTCTTCATCGCCTGAATGACGGCGGTAAAAATGTCCTTGCTCGGGCTGTCCGCCTGCAGCGTAATCGTTTGCTTGACCGGGTTTGGGACAAAGCCCGCGGTCATACGCCCGTCGACGCCCATTTGGACCTCTGCCAAGTCGACCGCTTCCGTGGTGAAAGCCTTGTCGCTGGCATAGCCGCGGAGTTGGACGGGGGCCGGAAACAGGCCCGCGACCACAAGGGTGAACACGCTGTTCGCGCTGGTGATAGTAGAATTGTCCATTTTCTGGCCCCTTACATGATGTCAATGGATGCGACGTTAATCTTCTGCACCGCGCCGCCGTCCGTGTACCAGAAGTTGATAACGGGGGTGCCGCGGTTGCCGCGAACTTGGGCGCCCGGGTCAAGGATTTGCAGGTAATAGCCCTGCTGTTCAATGATGGTCGACACGTCCTGGCCGGCGGCTTGATTCACTTGCGCTTTTTGCGACGCCGACATGGTAATGCCAGTGCGAATGCTGCCAAAGTTGAGGCCCGCGGTAATCGGGTCAATCATGGCCGCACGAATCAGGCTATAGCCGCTTTCGTTGTACGGAATCGACTTGACGCTGGTAAGCAGGGACAGCAAGGCCAATTGGAATTGCGAATTCAAATAGACTTGGTCCACGAAGGTGTCAAGCCATTTCCATTTGCCTGTCATCTGCCCGTTATACAGGAAGTTGAAATTGTCATTGGCGGTCGAATATGCACCGTAGAAGCTATAGCCGTTCGCCAGAAGGTTGGCGGCAATTTGCTGGTCGGTCACAGTGGCCGTAAAGCCCGGTTGGGACTTGAAGGCGGCCGTAATGCGACCATTGGTGCGGCTAAAGTCGATGGACGCCACGGAGCCCAGCACGAAGGCCGCAAGCTCCTTGGTGTTGTAGACCGGGACGACGCCGTCGTATGCCGCGGTTTTCGCCAAGTATCCGAAGTTCGTAGTCGAACCGTTGATAATGGCTTGCGCGTCGGTGTCCCAAACGATATAGGCGTAACGCTGATTTTGCGCGTTCGTCCAAACGGCAAAGTTAGTTTTGTCCGCGGTCACGGGCTCCCAAATGGTCATGAAGTCGACCCAATTTTGGGTTTTGCTCTTGACCATATCCATGCAGGTTGCCGGCGTATCAACGTCGTCGCCTTGGGAAAGGAGCATGCCGGTCGCGCTGGTCAGCTTGAGGCCGGCGGACAGGGTGCCGGTCGCTTCGGTCATGGTGGAAGCGGCGCCCGTGGTGCTGGAAGTCAGAATGAAAACGGACTTGATGGCGTCCCAGGTGACAGTCGGGCCGCCAGTGAAGCCGGCGGCAATCTTCGTGGCCGCGTCGCTGAAACTGGTAGCCGTTGCCAGGTTGATACTGGTCGACGTCTTCACGGTGCCGTTCATGGTCACAGTAAGGATGCCGGAAAGGGCTTGCAGTTGCGCCAGGGTCATACCGGCCAGGGAGCCTGATTGCAGCCAGGCGGCACGGGCAGTCGCCACGAACGGGGCAAAAATCAGGGTGCCGGGCTTGACGGTCGAATTATCGAAGCCCAGGAAGTAGGTTTGCGCTAGTGCGTACTCCGCGGAAGCGGGGCCGAAAAAGGCGCTTACGGCGTCCGCGCTGGCGAAGGATTGCACAGCGTTGGTCGGAAGGTATGCCGATTGGGAAAGCATGACGCCGTTAAGAGCCAGCGGATTACCGCCGGAACCAACGACGCCGGGGTTGACGACAACAATGTCACTGGCCGGGATAGTCATTTGTTCACCTCGTTAAATAAGTGGTAATCCGCAATCACGGTGCCACCACGTCGGCCGGCAAAATCTTGTTTGGAACAAGAACGTCGGCAAAGTCTTGGGGAACCGTAACAATTGGATTGTATTGCAAAGATGCCGTTAACGTCCATCGGCTTTCGTACTGCTGTTCCCCCGTAACAAGCGGGGCTTGAATGCCGTCGGACGTGTACAGCGGCTTAATGTTCGCCGGAAAATGCGAGAATCCCCAATGCGAACGGAAAGCGGTTTTCACGGTTTTGCAAAACTCGCTTGCTTGCTCCCCGTAAAAGTCAATTTGAACGTCGATGCGCGTCGGCCCCTTGATTGTGGCTGTGCTGTCGTCCGGTTGGTATTCGGTATCCGGAACGCTCAAGTCGACTTGGTTCAATTCGGTAAGCACGATGCCCGGATTTGACGGCATGGGAACCCGGTTAACTTGAGCCCGGACGATTTGGGCGGCCGGCACGAAGGGCGCCAGGAAGTCCGCCAGGGCGTCAATTACTTGGTCAACGGTAATGCTTGAACTGTACATTATGCCCCCGGCATTTGTAGAACAATGGCGGCCTTGGTCCAAGTGGGCCAGCCTTCCAGCACCTTGACGACAAGCCAATCTTGCCCGGCAATTTGGACAATATCGCCGCCGGTTCCGTCCGGACGAATAACGCCCGCAAGATTGCCGCGCAAGTAGATTGCCCGGATGGTGCCTTGAACGTTGAGGCCGTCAAGCTGCTTTATATCGTTGGCGTCGAGGGCTTGAATCTGCCCGGGGCCGGTCACGGGGGCGGCGTAGCTGGGAACCTGGCGGCGGCCGGCGCCAATGGTGTAGCCCGTCGACCGGCGAACCGTAACGGTTTTGTTCGGGTTGACCGTGCTGGTCACACCATTGGCGAGGCCGCGCAAGTCCATTATTCCTTAACCTCGTAAGTAACCGAATTGAGCATGTGCGAAGTGTCAATAAGGGGCTTCGCAAACCCCTTGGCTTCTATGGTACTCGGGGCCAGCGGGGGCGACTGAAACTCGTTGATACTTTTTTGCAAGGCGCCTTTGATATCTTCGCCCATGAGGGCCAGCACACGGTCGCCGTCGTAATCGGTTGCCTTTGCCAGCTTCACCATTTTACCCGGCCATGTGGGCGACTCCGCGGCAATCATTTGGCGGAAGAAAGGGCGGGGCATTTGAAAATAATTGCCCTCTTCGCTTTGAACGCCCTTGCCAAACTCATTCCAGAAGGCCACGGCGGCGACTGGCGTTCCATCGGGATACGTTGCGCCTTCCATGAAGCCGACCGCAACTTCCCCGCCGCCCATCTTGCGGGCGATATCTTCAAGGGCCTTCATGACCCCGTCGGCGCCGCTCAATACCTTGTCGGGCATGGTATGTACCGCATGCCGCGCAAGCTGCTTGTCGCTTGCCAGAAGGCGGCCCCGTATTGGGTTTGCCGGAACCAGGCGCCGGAACCAGGCGTCGCCGCTACGTCATCAAAGGAAGCCGATACCGACCCCTCACTGGCTTGCGAAACGCGCCCCACGGGCCGCGGCATGCCGTCCGCGCTTAGAAGGCCGCCAAGATAGGCGACGTGCGCGGTCAGCATGTTAAAAAGGGTCGCCCGGCGGGTAAGATTCTGCACGGGCGAATTGTCCGCATTGGACAGATACAAGCCGGCTTCCATGAAGCAGGCCGTAAGCGTAGCGTCGGCAACCGCGGCAAACTCGGGATAGCGGGCCTTGAAGGCCGCCGGGTCAAAGACAACGGCGGGCATTCTCGTTACTCCTTGTTATCCGCAACCTTGACGCCCATAGCCTCTTGCGGCATGGCTTCAAAGCCGGTTTTTTCTTCCTTCAATTCCTTGGCTTTGGCCTTGACCTCTTCGGTCGTGCGGGCTTCAAAGATGGCGCCGGACTTGATGGCCGGATGGTCCTTGTGGACGGTATTCCAGGTTTCCCAAAACTCACCGTCGACCGGGGTCGTGGCGCAATCGGCGCCAATGATGATTGCTTTGTTCAAACCGGCAAGTTCCACTTTCTTGGACACGTCCAAGGGATGGTCGAGAATGAGGCCGTGGGGCAGTTTGCAGCCAATCAGCACAGTTTTTGCGGTAGCCATGTTCGTTACTCTCCTAGATGGTGAAAACCCCGGGAGCCGAAGCCCCCGGGATGATGCTTAGATTGCCAGCATTTGGGCAATCAGGAACGGGCGGAAAATTACCGTGCCCCAGGTGCCTTGCGACTTCTTCTGCTTGAAGCTGGAAGCGCCGACCACAATCGGATGCGCCCGCATTTTTTCGGTGAAGCCGCAAGACGCGGTGCGCTGGCCTTCCATGTCGTCCACAATCAGTTGGGCCAATTCGCCCGAAACGGTGGAGTATTCCGGCGCGGTCTTGATTGTCAGGTTGGGGAAATTCTTTTTCAGAATGTCCGCGACGTTGACGTTAAAGTCCGTGGTCTTGGTCAAATACACTTCCGAAATTGGCGAGATTGCCAAAGTCATTTTGGTATCGAGTTCGACCAGGCCGTTGGCTTGGGTTTGAAGCTGCTTGTACAGCTTTTGAATGTCGGCGTTAATTTCTTGCGCCGTAGCGTTCGCCCAACTGGTGCCGCCAGCGATTTTGGTAATCGGACTTACAGCGGCGGACAGGCCGGGGTCGTTCAGCAAGCCATAGTTTTGCAGGCCCGAAACGCCGAAGAAGTACGTTTTGTTTTGGTACTTGTTCAGGGTCAGAGCGGACGCGATGTTGACGCGGTTGGCCCAATCAATACGGGCCAGGCCGGCGCGTTCCAGCTCACGTTCACCCCATTGGGTCATGACTTGGTAATGGAACGACTGGCGTTGCGGGAAGTTGGAGTTCACCCCGGCATTACCGCTTTCGCTGTAATCGCCATAGGCGGACGTAACGCCCGTGGATTCCACGACCGGGAACATTGCCGTTTCGGTGGTCCAATCGCCCTTTTTGACTTCGTCGCCCACGATTTCGGCCGCCTTCATGGGCGATACCAAAACCTCAATCAGCTTGGGGTCGATGTAGGTCGAGAGGAACGCCGGAATGCCGGCATTGCTGGTGGTAATCAGGGTCGGCTGTGCATCGCAGGCGAAACCGTCTTGCGCGTAGCGAAGGCCCATTGCGGCGCCCTCCGCTTGGAAGTCGGCGTTGACGCCCATGAAGTGGATACCGGCACGGCCCATCAGAGCTTGGAGAATCGGGTTCATGCTGGTCGCTCCTTAAAAGGACATGACCGCCAGTTCACCGGATGCCGAATCACGGGAACAAGCAAAGTCGGTTTCAATGTAGCTGGTTGCCGTCGCGGCGCCGCTGGAAACGGTTTGCGAAACACTCAGCGTATAGGTGCCGGTACTGCCCGCGGTGCCGGTCAGTTGGGCGGTGATGTAAGCCGGGGTGCCGCTGGCTTGCGTGACCCGATCGCCAACACTCAGGGCGCCGGAGCCAACGGCGGAAACCGTAAGCGTCGTGCCAGATTGTGCGGCGGTGATGGAAGCGGAAGCGGGGGCGGACGCGGTCGGCTCAAAGCGGACGGAACCGTCTTGGAACTTGGCGTAAGCCTTTTCACCCTTGGCCGCGGCGGAACCATTCGCCAGGGCGTAGTAATCGCCGGTACGCATGAGCGTGACGGGGAAGCCGACCGGAATCAGGTTGCCGCTTTCGGCCAGGTAGGTCGAAATAAGCGCCTGTTGTTCGCGGTGAATGAAGCCGTCGGGTTTGCCGGTGCCGGTATTCAGCACAGTAACGCCGTCGGACTGAATCCAGGCGAAGCGGCCAACGGTTACGCCGGCAGCGCCAGCGACAAAACCGCTTTCCGGGGAAACAACGGCCGCCCGGGGGTTGGCCGAAGCGAAGTCGCCAGCACAAGCCGGGGCTTGCTGCGCTTGCACTTGAGTTTGAAAGCCCATGGTATGTACCTCCTATTAGGCGTTACGGAAACGTGCGGCGCCCGGGAACTTCGCGGCCAGGCCGGCGGAGTCTTGAGCAACATGCACGGGCGCGGCGACCTTGTGGGAAGCGGCAACCTTGAACAAGGCGCGAAGGGCCGGGGCACCTTCCACACCAGCGCGGTCCACCTTCATGTGGTCCAGGGCGAAGCCATAGACCGCGGCGGCGGAGTCCATACCCATGACGTCGCCCACAACGGCGCGAACATCGCGGCGGGCTTCTTCGGCTTCGCGCAATTCCTTACGCAAGCTGTCCATGGCGGCGTCGACTTCTTCCTTCTTCATGCCCGGTTCCGGCTTTTCGTCGGCGGCCGGGGCAGCCAGAAGACCGCAAGCCTGTTCCATGGTGGCGTCGTCAACCTTGCCGGCCAGGAGGGCGCGAAGCTTGTCGGCGGGCGATTCGTCCGCGGCGGCGGCCGGGGTTTCGACCGGCTTCGGGTCTTGCTCCACGTCCAGAATTGCGTCGAGAACGGCGTCGAGTTGATTGGAGTCGATGGACGCGTCGAGGGCCAGCAGCTTGGCCTTAACATCATCCTTCTTGAAGGTCTTGCGGTTGGCATTGCCTACCAGCGCCGGCAAGGCGGAATCCGCCGCAAGCACAGGAGAGGCCGCGCACAATGCCGCAAAGAGGGCTTTGCCCAGCTTGCTCATTTTCATGGCGGATTCCTTGAGTATGAAAGGGTTTCGGTCGGCCACTACCACGTCGGACCCGGCACGGCCAACCTCAACTAATGCCAGGTGATTGCCCTGTATTTCCGTCATGCGTCCGTCGTAGGGCTGGCCTTCAAATTCGCCGGGCTCCATAACGGGTACGTAACGATACGCACAGGATAATTCGCGTACTTTATCAGTTTCTATGCCCGCGATGGCCGTCGCGTCCCAAACACAAAGGTCGGCGTCGAGATACGGGGCCGTAAAAACAACTTCGGAGCCGATGGCGCCGACGACCAAATCAGGCCGCGGGGCTTCAACGGTAACGGGTACATGCTCGGAAAGAATGGGGAGCCGGGCGAATGTGGCCGCCCCGCGCTCCAATTCCACAGGGTCGCGGAACAAGCGGTAAACCGTATCCGGCTGCAGGCCCAAGGCTTCATAGCCCGGAATCTCCTTGCCGTAATACGGGTTGACCGTGGCCTTTGAAATATGGGAGCGGTCGACGTGAAGCCGTCCGTCGGCATCAATCCGGCGGGCGCTTCGGTCAAAGGCTAATTTCATGGTCGGCATAATGTTGGATTATGAGCATTAAAGGCTGTAGGCGCAATATATACCGTACCAGTCACCAGGCGGAAGGTCGAAATACGTCGCCGCTCCGCTGGCCGTCCAGTAAAACGGCCAACTTAGTTGCATGCGTAAATTTATGGTCATCGTGCTGAGATTGTCGAAATTTGAATCGAGGGGATTAGAAACCGAACTGTTGAGCAGCCTCGCCAAACGGCAAGCAATCAACCTCACCGCTGCGCACCTTCCCGGCTAGGTACGCCATCGCCGTATCAAGGTCAGCGTTCAATACCTGAAGGGCAGCGGGGGCAGTGATGACAGAACGATGCAAGGTAATAACAGCCCACTCACCCCGCGATATTGCCCAATTGACTACATTTTGAAAGTCTGTCACGGTTGTGGTGTTCGTCACCCCAAGCGCCCCCTGAACGAGCAGTGGGTCGAACGCTCCGCAAATTGGCTGAGTACGGTTATAGACCGGACTCATCAACCGTATCGCCTTTATTCCCGCCGCTTCATAAGCCGCTGCGACTAAATCCTGACGCGCTTGCGCCACGGTTTGCGCAAAAGGACAGGTGTAGCCATGCACCGCATAATTCAGGCCGCGAGATAGGCCGCGAGAGCTACGCCACGCCTGCGATGCAACGATGTCGTTGTAAATACTGGATTGCGTAGGCCAGTCAGTAGCGTTCGCGTACCCATTCACCTTGCTGTTATCAAAGGTGTGATGGATTAACTCATGCCCTCGGTTGTACGCAGCAATGATCTGCGCCTCATTCATGTAGGTCGTGCTAAGGCCGATATTCCCACCAACAAGCGCCAACGATGAGCGCAAACCATAGCCGTCAAGGATTGGCAGGATGTAGTCCCGCTGGCTTGCGTACTCGCCGTCATTGACGATTGATACCATGCCCTTGCGCCGTGCATTTTTCATCAACGGCCCGATTTCAACTGTCACCCCGTCAGCCGTTGCCGGTACAGTCACGAAGATACGAAGCCGGGTAACAATTTCAGCGTCAAGGTCAGTCGTTGCAGTCCATCCACCAGAAAATGACCAGCCTTCAGTCGCGGCACCAGCAGCAAAACTAATCATGTTCCATTTGTTTGCTCGAAAATTTCCAAGTTCAATCCGCGCCTTCGCTGATTTCGTAAAGTCTGCCGAGTAAATCCAGATTTGAATAGGATTGACACCGTCGACAAATCCGACATTGCTCGAAAACTTGAACGGGATTTGCATTGTGCGCAACTGCGCAAAGCTAACACCAGTGGTCAGGTTGAATTCAGCGTTGTAAGACGTGCTGGCTTTGAACGTGCATTTCAGCGGCGCGGCCTTGATTGCATCGCTGTAGTCGCCTCGTCCAACGGCTTCAGGCGCACCATTTACAGAGATAAGCGCGAGAGTGCCTTCCGATGCCGCCCACGACACAAGCGGAGCCGCGACGGCTACTTGCGCTTCGCCAACGTCAGTGATCGAAAATACACCCCTCCCGGTGAGAGGGTTGGTTTTCGACGTAACCGGGAGCCCGTCGGTTTGAGTATCCTGCCCGGCCAGGTAAGTTACGTCGTTCAGCCCTTTCGGCGCGATACCGATAAGCCGCCCGGTGTCGAGGTTAAAAACCCCCGTAATGTCTGCAGTAGTAATGTTGCTCATGGGATATTCCTATCTAAATTGGCAGTATCGGCCGACTTGTGCATCGGCAATTTATTTCCTCTCCGGGCTGGATATGCTCCCCGGAAATTAGGCAACCTTCCGCGATTTTATACCTTTTCCCGTTTGCTGTCACATGGTCAGGGCGCGGATTCTTCCCGGCGTGGCTGTGCATCCAAATGGCTTCCGTTATGCCAAGTTCCATTTGTCTTGCTCGGTTGACGACGGCGTTCGCTTTGTTCGATTGGTCCCGGGCTATCAATTCCGCCCGATGGCTGGCCGCCGGGTAAAGTTGCTTTAGCTCCTTGACCATGGTCGCCAGGTCACGGCCGGCGCTGTAGGAGCGCATTACCGTTCCCTCTACCTGTTGCAAATACTTTTCAGGAATAGAGCGAATCAAGCCGACGTTTTCCTCAAGGCTGGCATTGAAGGCGTCGCGTACCGCGGGCGTCATCTTGAATTCAACGGACCAACCGGCTTCCTTGAGGGCTTGCCGGAACGCGGAGTCGCTGGCCTTGAACATGCCTTGCAAATAGGCTTCCGCCAGCTTGGGGGCGTAGTCTTCAAACCGCTTGGTCCACCGGCGGGCCAGTTCGTCCAATATCTTTTTGATTTTGGCGGACGGGCTGGCGTCAGCACCTAGCAAGATGGCGTCTTGCGCCTGTTCAACCAAGGCGGCCATGCGCGGCGGGTCTTTGCGATAAGCCGCGGTTAGCCAGTATTCGACCGACGCGTGCATTTCCGCAATGAGCCGCTGCAGGGCCTTACGGTATTTGGCTTCAATACCGCGATTGGCCGGGACCGCCCGGCACGTCTTAGGCTGTTGCGCCACTGGCGGCCCCCGGTTGGTCTTCAAGTCCCGGCGGCGGCGCTTCGCCCGGGGCGGGCTCCGGATTCGGCGGGACCAGTTCGACGGAAGTATCCAGCCCCATAAATCCGCTGTTCGGGTCTTTCGCCAGGCGTTCCCGGACTTCGGACGGGTCGACCACACCGGCCGCGATATAGGCGCAATCCGCCTGGCTATCGGAAAGCCTAATTTCGCTTTCTTCCTTCGGCGTCATTTGGTACAGCGGGACAAAGTTAAAGCCGATATCCGGGTCGATTTCCCCGAATAGTGAAAGCTGTACGGCCTTCAAAATAACTTCCAGCGGTTCCCGCCAATGGGCTTCCTGTTGGGCCGCAATCCAATCGTAGAAAATGCGGATTTCGCCGTCGCTGGAAGCATTCAAGCCGCTGGGAGAAATGCCGGTAAGAACAATGGCCGGCATGCGGGACACGCTGCACATTTGTTCTTGGCTTTGGGCTTGGAGTTCGTGCAGGCCGGAAAGCGGGGTATTGATTTGTACCAATTCCTCCCGGTCCTTGTCCAAGAGCATTAAGCCCTTGTTGCTCCGCGTGGCCGTGAAGAGTTCGGCCCGTGCGAACAAATCGCCGCCGTCGTCGTCCCCCTGCAGCACTTGGTCCATACTCGTGGCAAGCGCGGTAATGCTGAAATTGTTTAGCAGGTCCGACACGCTTTGACGGGTCCGGAGCCAGTTGTCGACATAAGGCTCCGCAAGCTGGGAAAGGGACATACCCGCGAAGTTAAACGCCGGCTTGAGAATGTCCGGAAGCGGCCGGGTTACGATGGTCATAAGGCGGGACGCGTGGACCTCTTGGCCCAGCATGAACCACTTGGACGGCTTGTAAAAATCAGGCGCCACGGGGTCCAAGGCGTTATAGCCGGCCGGGGTGGTCCACACAGCTTCGACCGGGATGATGCGCGTAAAGCTGCCCTTGGCAATCGTGCGGGGGTCAAGGATAAGTGGGGTCGAACGGTCGGCGCCGGTAATCTCCAAGAAGATTTGAGCCCGGCCAAAATAGCAATCATGTTCCGTTCCCGTTTGGATTGCCCCGCGAACGTTGAGCCGCTTAAATTCTTCCTCAATAGCTTTGATTTTCTCCGCGGTATCCGTGTCGTCGTCTTGCTTGCTGGTGAATTCCAGCCATTCCCGGGTCAACTCCGTTGCCAGCGCGGAAGCCATTTGCCGGAATTCGGCGCGGGTCGCCAGTTGGGAGAGGTACGCGAAGCCAGGGAAGCCGCCGCCGGGGAAC